TAGTTGTCGATGCCGATGAAGTCAGTATTGTCGTCCGCCCAGAGCGGGTCGAGGTGGAAGAATACGTCGCCCGAGGCGGGCTTGAGCGAGATCGAGGCGATCCGCGCTGTGCCGGTAGTACCGGTCAGGCGGAAATAGAGACGGGTCGAGGTCGAGGGGGCAATGAAGGTGAAGATGTGCTCGCCGGAAGCGGAGACCAAGTAGTCGGCGGCGTTGCCAATCTGCACGACACGGGCCGAGGAATCGAATGGCAGGAAGAAGAGGCCGAAGGGCAAGGCCGGGACCTGCGCGACCGAGACCCGGATCTCGTAGACCGCCCCGGCGACGGTCGCAACCTGCTGGAAGGCTTGCGCGCGGTCGGCGAAGTCGATCGAGGCCGGAGTGATCTCGAGCCCGGCCGCGGTGTAATTGATCGTGGCCGCGTTGTCTGGAGACTTGGTCCAGTGGGCGCCGGCGGCCGGATCGTCGAAGACGCCGCCTTCGAGCATCTCTTCGGGCGCCGGCTGGTGCCCGAAGTATTCCGACCAGTCGGCGGCGTAGCTGATCCTGGTCTCGGTCCCGAGGATGCTCCGCACATCCGCGAGCAGGTCTCGATAGGCCTGCACCGCCGGATAGGTGCTGGCCCCTGAGCGGATCGTGGTCAGCCCGCGCATCTCGGAGCCGATCAGGAAGGCATCGACCCCGCCGGCGGCTGTGCAGAGATGGGCGTAGTGCAGCACCATCCGGCGCAGGCCCCAATCGTCTGCCGCGCCGGTCCAGATGACTCTCTCGCCAATGATTGCGAAATCCGATGGCCTCGCGCTGCCGAAGAAGGCCGCGACCTGCGCGGCGGCCGTCGCGGTCTTGTCCACGGTCCCGGCGAAGCCTGCGGCGGGCGAACAGGTGATCCGCCCCCGCCAGGGGAAAGCGGGCTGGCCCGTCTCGGCGGCGTTGTCGGAATAGGGGTTCGGCCGCGAATTGCCCGGCGGCACGTCCATCAGGATGAACGGTGAGAGCGTGACGCGCAGACCACGGGCCTTCATCTCTTTGATCGCCTGCACCACGCCAAAATCGGCCGGCGTGCCGCCGAAATTGGGCCGGCCTTCGTCATCCGTGCTCACGAGATGCGCAGCGGCGCGGGTGACGCCATTCACGATCCATGTCTGCGGGGTCGTGACCTTGGAGGAGATATCAACCCCCGGGCGAATGGTGCACGCGCCCGCGCGCAGATCGTCGCCGAACCACGCCACCACCAGGCTGACGCTCTCGACATGGGGCGCGCTGGCCTGCAACCGGTCGAGCGCCACCACCATATCGGCGGTGTCCGAAAGCGCGTTGAGGTTCTCCGCGCCCTGATTGCCCGCCCGTCCCTTGCGGATGCCGTCCGTCGCATAGACGAACTCGCCCGAGGCCGGGATCATGGTCACGGCCCGGGTAAGACCCTCGGCGGTGTCGGGATCGGCGACGGGGGCGAAGACCTCGAAAGAGAGTTGCGGAATTCGGTTGCCAAAATCGGCCAGCGGCAGTTCCTCGAAGACCACGTAGGCTATACCGCGATAGGCCGGCGTGCTCAAAGCGCCCATCTTGGCCGCGATGAACGGATCGGGGCTCTGCATCTCGTCGCCCGGATACCAGCGCCAGGTGATCCCGGCCGTGTCGAAAAGCTTGCCATCCGCCCAGATGCGGCCAATGCCGGTGATGCCCCGCCCTGCCGGGCCTCCTCCGCCTCCATTCTCTCCACTGGAGAGAATGGTCCCTCCGGGACCGGCTTCGGAGCCTTCGCAGAGCGCCACGGCGAAGGAGGCATAATAGCGGTATTCGGTGGTCTTGACCTTGCCGCCACCGCCGCCCTTGCCGCCGCCCTGCGTAGTGGTGCTGGTCTCTTCGCGGAAATCAGTGGCCCAGATGATGTTGCCACCCATGCGCATCCGGCCGTAGAGGCGCGGGATCACCGCGCCCTCGGTCGAGGACGTGATCCGCAGAGTGTCGAGCCTCGGTCCCTCGATCCGCTGGGCTGGCGCGAGCGAAGAGACAATCCAGCTGTCGACCACCGAGCCGACGGATGAGCCGATGACGCCGCCGATGGTGGCGGCGCTGACGCCGAGGATGGTCCCGCCGATGCTGCCGCCAATGGCGGTGCCGGCCGCGCCGAGGACAAGCGTTGCCACAGATCAGTCCCCCTCGGGAAACAGGAAGGCGAAGGCGATGCGCCGCCGCCAGCTTTGGGTGAGCGGCTGCTCGATCACGCCGAGGCGATCATAGGCGTGGATGAAGCTGCCGGGCGCGGTCAGGATCCCGACATGTTTGGCGTTGGCGCGGGGCATCATGCGGAACAGCACCAGCGCGCCGGGGCAGGCCTTGGTGACCGGCACCTCGATCATCATGCGCCGCGCGCCCTCGACGAGCCCTATCGGGCCTTCTCCGCCTCCAATCGCTCCACTGGAGCGATTGGTCCCTTGCGGGATCGGCTTCGAAGCCTCGCGCGGTCCTGTCTCGCCCCAGTCGCGACTGTAGGGCGGAAGCGGGAATGGCTCTGGACCGACGACCTCTCGCCAGACGCCGCGGGCCAGCCCGACGCAGTCGCATCCCGTCCCGCGCAGGCTGGCCTGGTCATGATAGGGCGTGCCGAGCCAGGCGCGGGCGGCGGCGATGATCCTCTCCGGATCGGCGGGTGTCACAATACGCCTCCTTCGTGGTTCCCATCGCGCGACGCATAGCGCAGCACGGTGTCCTGGCCCGGAATGTGCGGAAAGCCGCGGAAATTGACGGTGTTGGCGAACTTCGCGCCACAGGTCTCGATGCGCTTGTCGCAGCCCGCGCGGATCGTGAAGCCGTCCCCTTCGGCAATCGCGCGCACTGGCGCTTCGAGCAGCGTCAGCACCGCCACGCCGTCGGTGACATCATGGCTCAGCACCTCCGCGCGCCGCCCCGTGTTCGCGCCGCTGGTCCAGTCGAGCGTGCCGAAGGCGAACCAGCCCGCCTCAAAACCGCCAAGCCCTGAGGCGGTGAACGCCCGATCGCGCAGCATTTCGAACACGGCGCCGCTGCCCTTGTAGGTCGGGTCCTCCAGATCGACGGTACAGCGCGCATCGCCAAGCTCCGCGTCGCAACTCGCCTGGAAGGTCCGCCCGACCGTCTGGCCCAGAACATGAGCGAGCGAGCGGACCTCGGCGACGAAGGCAAGCCGACCGCGCCGGATCTGGCCGATGGCCCCGCGGCGCATCAGCACGCGCTGGCTCGTGTCGGCCCAGTTCACCCGCCAGAGTTCGACCTCGGCGTTGTCCCAGCGACCGTCCAAGATGTCGGTCTCGGTGATCCGGTCCGAGGTCAGCGCGCCCTCGGCGTCCTGAGCATCGACCGACAGGTCCGAGTTTGAGCGCACCTCGGAGGCCGTGAGCCCGCTCTCGGGCTCGAAGTCGGTCCCGTCGAAGCTGAGCGTCCGGTCGTGGTCGGTGAAGCCGAAGGTGACACCATCGGCGCGCGTGATCCGCCACACCCAGGCGAGCGTCGTCGTGCCCTCTTCGAGATGGGCCTGCAGCGCGGGGTCGATCTGTTTCATAGCCGAATCTCCAGCAGAGGGATCGAAGTGATAGAACCGAGCCGCTCGAAGTCGAGCGTGACGTCGAGCGCGTCGGTGTCGAAACGAACCGGCACGTCGAACTCGAACCCGGCGGTGATCGCGACGCCAGCACCCGGCGCAGCGGCGAAGGTGACGACACCGGTCGTGGTGTCGACCGACCAGCCGGATGGTTGCTCGACCCCGCCCAGCGCAATGCGAACGCTGCCCGTGACGGGCTTGGCGATGCCGCGCTTCCATGTCTGGCCACCAGAGGCATAATGCTTCACCAGCTGGAACGCCGTGGTGCTGCCGTCGCCGGTGCCGATCAGCTGATCCTGCGGTCCCGGTGCCTGAGACGGAATGCCTGACTTGTAATCGCCCCAATCCTTGAAGCGGAAGCCATGCAGCCTCCCGTTGCGCGCCTCGAAGAAGGCGACCACCGCCGCCAGATCGTCGGCGCGCCGGATGCCGTAGGCGACGTCAAAGCGGCGGCGCGAATTGGCCCAGCTGGCATTGCGCTCCTCGGCGCCGGAGGCCAGCTCGACGATCTGGGTGCGCCGCTCCGGTCCGCCGCGTGCGCCGCGACCGATATTGTCAGGAAACCGGACTTCGTGAAACGCCATCACATGCCTCGCCTGCCAAGATTGACCGCGCGGGCGATATCGGCGTTCGGCCGGCGGAACGTCCACTGGACGTTCCGCTCTTCGGCCTCACCCTGCGTCCGCGACTGCCGGAAGCTCTCGTCGTCGCGCCATCCATTGATGATCAGGCAAGGCATGGTCACAGCCCCCTCCGCCCAAGAGAAACTGCTCGAGCAATATCCGCAGCCACCTGTGTTCTGGATTGCCGGAAGCTCTCTGCATCGCGCGCCATGATGGTGACGTTGACGGTCGTCCCGCCATCGCCACGCGCGCCGTATCCGGAGGCTTCCCGGCGCGATAGCACCCGCTCGCCGCGCTGCAGGATCGCCGGGACCTCGTCAGGACGAAGCCCGGCCATGCCGCCGGAATGCATCCGGGGCGCGGCGGCAAAGGCCATCGCCGGGACCATGCGTGAGGGTCCGGCCGATCCGACCATCCCTCCCGCGTGCAGGATGTCGGCAAAGATTCCGCCTGCACCGCCCAGCGCGCCGGAGACCGCGCTGGTGAGCGGCGCGAGGATGAAACGCCGCGCCGCGAGCTGCGCGAGATCGGCGATCATCGAGGTCATCAGACCGCTGAATTCGAGCTTACCGTTACGCACGAAATCCCCCACGGCCGTTTCCGCGGATTGGAAGGCACCGACAAGGCTCTGGCCAAGATTGGCCCCGATCTCGCTGGCCTCTTTCGCATAGTCGCTGACGGCTTTGGTGACCGCTTCCCATCCGGTCAGCGCATCCTTCGCGTCTTTTTTAGTTTTGTTCCCTGCCCGGCCGCTGGCTTTCTCAGCCTCGGCGAGAGCATCGGCCATGCGCTGCGCTCCGGCGCTCGCGGCGTCGAGCGCGTCCTCGGTCTCCCCGCCGGAACTCTTGACCGCCGCCACCAGCGCGGCTGTCGCCTCGCGCAGGCCGTCGAAGGCCGTGGCGCGGGTCTCAGCGGCACTCTCGCGAAAGCGGTCGGCCATGATGCCCGCATTGTTGGCAGCGTTTTCGAGAAACGACGCGTAGGATTCCGCTCCGATCACGTCGATCTGCAGAGACGATCCGATGCGCTCGGAGACCGCGTTGAAGGTTGGGCCGATCTGGCCGAGGAAATCGGCCCATTTTCCGGCAAGAAAGGCAATCATCTGCGTCCAGATGCGCTCGATATCGGCGCGCATGGCGCGAAAGTCATCGGTGAAGGAGCCCAGATAGCGACCCATGCCGTCCCAGACCGCGCGGGCCACATCGCCCATCAGCTCGAGCGCATTGCCGAAACCCCCGGCACCGGAGACCAGCCGCCCGAACTGATAGACCAGCTCGCCCGCCCCGACGATGAGTGCACCGATGCCGGTCCGGATCAGCGCGCCGCGCAGGAATACCAGCGCCGTTGCCAGCCCGCGCACGGACACCGCCGCCGCGACCAGCCCGGCCACCCAGCGGCCCGCCATGAATGTGGCGAAGGCCCCCGCGATGCTGGCAAGACGCCCGAGATTGTCGAACAGGCCACGGATGGCCTGCCCGAGCGGTCCGGTCGTGCGGGAAACCGACGCCATGGCGTCGGCGACAGCCTCCAACGCGGGGGCGGCCGCGACGGCCAGCTGGTTCGACAGGCCCCGCCAGATCAGCCCGAGCCGCGAGATGGCGTCATTGGTGCGTTCGATCTGGGCCGCGTCCTGATCCGAGACCACCGCCCCGAAATCGCGCACGTCCTCTGTCGCCTGGCGCAGCGTGGCGGTATCGATGCGGGTGAACATCACGGATGCGCGGTCGCCGAATATCTGCGAGGCCACCGCCGCGCGGCTGGCTTCCGGGACGAATTCCGACAGCCGGTCCTGGATCAGCGCGATGCGCTGGTCCAATGGCAAGGCCTGCAATTCCGCCGCCGAGAGCCGCAGTTGATCGAGCGCCTTGACGGCCGGGCCGGTCCCGCCCGCCGCCTGGCTCAGCCGTCGCGTGAGCTGGACGGTCGCTTGTTCGACCTGACCCATCGACACGCCTGCGAGATCGCCCGCGCGCTCGAGCACCTGAATGCTCTCGACAGTGGTGTCGAGCGAGGCTGCCAGCTTGGCCTGTGCATCGACGGTCTGGAGGCCGGAGCGGATCATCGCCGCGCTGGCGGCGGTAGCAGCAGCGACAGCGGCCGCAGCAACCACACGAACCCGGCGCGAGAAGGCGGCCATCCGACGGTTCGCAGCCTCCATCTCCGCGCTCAGCCGCCCGAAGCCCCGCTTGCCTGCTTCGCCCACGCCTTCCAGTTCCGAACGCACTTGTCGCCCGCCCACAGCCGCGAGGCGGACACTGACCCTCTTTTCAGCCATGCGAATGATCCATCTGTTCGTTGAGTTTGGCGACCATCACCGATTCGATGACGGGCAACAGTTCGGCCATGGCAATGGGTGGCACGCCGAGGGCGTCACCGAGCGCCAGCGCCGCGCCCATGTCCCAGCCGATCACCGCGCCGGGCAGCACGCGAAGCTGGCCGCCGAGGCGCCCGACGAGGTCCCAGACCTGCCAACCCTCATGTGTCAGGGGCTGGTTCAGTCTGGCGGGGCAGTCTTCGCACGCCCTTTCGCATGCTCCGCAGTATCGCGCGCCCCCGCCGAATTCCCATTCGGCGAGAGCGCGGAGGCGTTTTTTTCCTGCTCCAGCAGCAGCCCATTCGAGACATAGGTCAGCTGGAAGGCCTCGAAGATCGGCCAGACGTCGAGCAGCGCGTCGATGGCCTCGGGGCTCGGATCGATGGGGTTGCCGTCGGCATCGCCAATGCCCTCCCAGGCGAGCACCGCGCGCCGCGCGAGCGCCTTGGCAAAGGCGACCGCGCGTTCCTCGTCGGACGCCTCCTCCGGAACTGCCTCGACGGCGGGATCGCTCCGGGTCGCCACCATCAGCGCGGTGGTCAGCGGGCGGAGCTGCACGCGGACACCGGGTGCCAGGTCATGCCAGCGCGGGGCGTTGGTCAGGTCGAGCGTCAGCATCAATACGTCTCCACATCATTCACGAGGGTTGCAGTGCACATCCGCCCCTCGGTCGCGTCGCGCGCCGCCTGCCAGTCGAAGCTGGCCTGCACGCCCTGCGGCCCGGAAATCTCGATCCGCGGGCGCGGCAGGTAGACGGCGTGCACGGTGAAGGTGAAACTCTCGCCCGATGGCAGGACATAGGCGAATTCCATCTCGCTCGCCTCGCCGTTGATCGCCTGCGTAGCCAGCGTCTGGTCGGCGAAGCGCACATCGATAGACCCGGTCAAAGCTGCGATGCTCGGGTCCGCGCCGTCGATGAGGCCATCGGCGCGGATGGTCTCGATCCGATCGAGATTGTTCGTGTAGGTGATATTTGCTGATACCACGTTGCCGAGCGCGGTCCCATTCCGCTTGATCGATCCGTTGAAATGGCCGAAGCGCTTCAGCTCCAGCGCGGCCGGTGTGCCTGCACTCGTCGTGGTGCCCACCGTCTCACCCTGCGCCACCAGCCGCGCGGTTGCAGTCAGCAGGCCCGCGCGCTGCATCTGCCAGGTGATCTGGTCGAGCACGCAGCCCGAATACATGGCAAAGCGCGGCACCTCCGGCATGCCGGTCTCGATCGACATCGAGGGCAGCGTCCACGACCCGGACTGAAACTCGTGCGTCCAGGGGCCGGTGCCGGTCGTGGTCGGCGCCCCGAAGGCCGCCTTCAGCCAGAAGCCGAAGGCCTCGGCGTCGAGCGGCACGACGACATCGCCGTCCGCCGTCACCGCGTCCTTCAATGGGGCCAGCGGATCGCGGCCGTAGCCGAGCAGCTCCGAGTTCAGCAGCGGCTGTTCCGCCCCCAGCGAGGTGCTGGCGAAGGGTATGCGGGTGAAGCCGCTGGCGGGCGGCGTTCCATAGGTCGTCTCGAACGCAAGCGCCATCAGCGCCCGCGCCCCCTGAGCTCGTGCCATGGTGGTCTCCTCGGGTTGTCGGGATCAGGCCAGAGCGTCGGCCGTGGAATAGTTCAGCACCACCGGGAGTGAGGCGGATCAGACGACAGTCCAGTGGACTGTCGTCCCGCCGAACGCGGCCTTCAGGCGGGCCACAGGTTCACCCAAGCGGGTCGTCAGTTGAATAATGCAAGACGACCGGAATGACCGCCGCCTTCAGGCTCGCCGCGCCCTCTACGGCCAAATCGACGGGCCGCGGCGCTTCCGCCTCGACCCAGTCACAGAGGCCGCCCAGCGTGCGGTCGGCAGCGAGAGCTGTGCCGATGCTGGCGGTCAGCGTGTCGAAGGCTGCGTCACGGTCGTTCGTCCCTTGCAAGGGTCCACCGGACCCTTGCATCTGCTGGGCAGACCGGGCCTCACCCTGCACGACCGCCTCGATCTCGGCGCGGTGCTGGTAGTGATACCGCAGCGGCGAGAGCGTCACATCCGGCTCCCCCGGCTCGCCATCGCGCAGGATCAGCAGTCCATCGGCCGGAACGCGCTCGGGCAGGACCTCGCCGCGCAGGGCGGTCGCGGGCAGCGCCGAGAGCCGCGCGTGCAGCGCGGCGAGGATGGCTTCTCGGGGCGTCATCCGATTTTTCCCTCTACCCAGTTTGCGACGATAGCTCCGGGAATGGCCTGCTGTTCCCGATCTGCATCGCGAGCGAGATCCAGCCGCTTCGGCAGCTTCACCTGAGGCACCAGCAAGAAGATCGGGACCGTGGTCAATCCACGTCCGGTTTTCGAGCGCGACGCCACTGCCCGTCCGCGCGTGTTCAGTCGTCCCTCGGCGACCAACAGGCTGGGGCCCCGGCGGCGGTAGACAAAGCGCAGTCGCAGCCCTGTTCGACGTTCCCATTCTCCGGGCGTTATGCGCCCTCCGCGCGGGGATTTGCCGGCCGCGGGCAGCGGAATCGTCAGCCAGAACCCAGCCTTCGACCGGATCAGCGGGCCGGTATCATGCGCGCTGATGATCACCGGTGCCTTCGACCAGACCAGCGCCGCGGCGTTCAGGCTCTGGCGCCCTCGCGGATAGGTCTGGCTCCGGATCGAGCGGGCAAGGCGCTGGCCGAGCCCCGCGCCCACGATCTGCGCGCGCCAGGCGGCCTTGAGGCTGTCGCCCGCCTCGCGCGTGGCGGTGCCGACGGCCCGCTCGCCTGCCTTGATCTCGGCGGCCATCATGGCCACCAGATCGGGCGTGATATCGAGTTGCAGCTTCATGATGATCACACCGGGCGCAGATTGACGGTCCAGACCAGCCGCTCGCGGTCGCGCACCGGCTCGCCTTGGATGAGAAACGCCTCGCCCTCGATCTCCATGCGGTCGCCGGGGCGCGGCATTGGCACTTCCGCAACGCGCATATCCACGCGCGTGGTCTCCGACCAGAGGCGCGCGTCGCCAAACCCGGTGATATCGTCCGCGCGACGGGTCACCACGCGGACGAGAACTGGCGCACCGCCTTCGGGCGTATACACGGCATCGGCCCCGATATTGCCATCCGTGAACAACGCATCAAGCGCCATGGCGACGGCGCTCATCAGGTCCGCCGCGCGCTGCGCAAGACCTGCGGGCGGGTGCAGATCGGCAGCGGGTTGCTCTCGATCTCGAGGCGCACCCATTCATCGCGGTCCCGGTCCGGGATCATGCGGGCATAGAGCGGCAGGCCGACGGTGTTGACCGTCTCGAAGGTGTCGGCAGGGGCGTAGTAGATCTCGAACAGCCCCTCGACGCCCTCGGGGTAGAAATACGCCTTGTCGGTCGGCACGCCGAAGCCCAGCCCGCCCCGGTAGCGGCGGAAGGTAATGCCGCCGAAGCTGACCTCCTCGCCCACGCGGCCGCGCAGATCGGCGGCGGCTGCGGTGTTGAGATAGGTCTCGCGCACCTCCTTGTGGGCCACCAGATCGGCGAAGAAGGCCGAGCCGCATTCGGCGCGCAGCTGAACCTGACCGGCAGCGAGCCCGCCAAGGCTGTCCTCGACGCTCTCGATCAGCGCCTGGGCCCGCTTGCGCAGCGCGCCTGAGGCGGGCGACTGGTTGTCGAGGTCAAAATCCACCTCCGCTGCGGGCGTGATGCCGAACTCGGTGTAGTAGTTGATCACCGTGGCCCCGTCGCGCGGGTCCTTGACCACGCCCTGGATGCCGTTGAAGAGGTGGAACTCGAAGGTGGCCTCGGCATCGTTGCGCAGGCGGCCCAGCTTGCGCGCCACTTCGGTCTGCACCTGCTGGACGGCGGTTTCCGACCCGAAGTCGCGGATCGCCTGGATTTCCGAGGCCCAGAGCACGTCCTGCTTCTTGAACTGCCGGCACACAAAAGCGCGCATGTCGCGGCGCTCAGGCGTCTGGGACTCGTAGGCCGAGCCGCGTTCCGAGAACGGGATCAGCGACAGCGTACCGTCCCGGCTCTCGATCATCACGGTGCGCGACCGCACGCCGCGGGAGCCGAAGAGGTTTGCGCCCGAGAGGATCGCTGGCTTGAAGGGGATGTTTTCGAGCGCGCGGGTCAGCTCGATAATGGAGAAGGCGTCGCCTTCGAAGATGTCCATGGTGGCCACAGCGTGCCTCCTTCTGATCTGTAATTGACGGGGAATTGCGCCTTGGCTCAGCGCAGGATGATGCCGAATGCGGCAAGCGCCGTGGTGGCGGTGGTGATTTGCGCCTCGGTTGCGGCCTCGGGCCAGATGATCTCATGGCGGTTCACGATGGCCGGGCCGCGCACAAGCACCACACCGAGGGCGTCGGCATCGGTGGCATCGACAGCAGCCCAGAGGATGCCAGCGGCATTCTGGCTGCCATTCGTGGCAGCGGGCGCAAGGCCCGTGTATTTGCCGCCCGTCGTGATCTTGCCCAGCACGCTGCCGGGCGCGAGCTTGCCAGCGCCGGACGCGAGGGTGATAGTTTCGCGGGTGTAATCGCGCAGCACTTCCCAGATCAGGAAGCCGCCCGCGTGTTTGCCTTCAGTGAGCGTGGTCATGATGTCAGCCTTTCAGTTTGAATGTGCGGGCGATGACATCGCCCCAAGGGCGTGTGGTGGACCTGCACCCGGGTTGTGGATGATGCGGGTTGATCTGCGGCGCGGCCTCGGCCTTTGCGGCCAGAAGCTGCGCGCGGACCGCATCCAGACCGGCGTCCTCTTCCAAAAACCGCCCTGCCATCTGCGGCTGACCCGCCAGACGGCAAAGGTCGATCACGGCGCGGGCATGGGCAATCACCTCGGTGCGGATGGCAGCGGCATCGGGTGCTGCGTTGGCGATTGCAACGCAGCTTTCCGCCCCGCTCGGTTGGGTGTTCCCGTCTGCAACACCCTCGC